GCTCGCCTACTTGTTTGTATACTCCGCTTCACGCGCAGACTCTCCCACACCACTTGGTGAAAATATTGCCGCTACAGGACGGGCTTTAGTACGACCGAAAGGTATCTGGAAAGACCCCGATGGCAAACAAGGAGCGAGGCAAATGCCAAAAAGAAAAGGATTCCTGTATGAATGGATGTGCGACAAAGAACACATTTTCGCCGCCATTTTGGTTGGCGCAAAGGACAAGCATGATCGGTATGACGTGAGGCGGGTGCTGGCTGATGTGGACGGCTACGCGGATCGCGTCTATGATCTTTTGCAAACGCAGACATTCGTTCCAGCACAACCGAAGAAACGCAAGATCTATGACCGCAGCGGTCGAAAATGGAGAGAAATTGAATACGTCCCGTTCTTCCCCGACGGTATCATCCACACATTGATGGTTTTGGCAGCGGCGCCGGTCTTCCTGCGCGGGATGAATTATTGGTGCTGCGCATCGGTACCGGGGCGCGGTGGAAAGCATGTGCTTCGCCGCTGCAAGCGCGTCATTCACCACGACAAAAAAGGGAGCCGGTATGTTTGCAAAATGGACGTTCACCATTTCTACCATTCCATCGACCGCCGCAAGCTGATCTGGATGCTGGCGCACAAAATCAAAGACAAGAAGTATCTGAAGCTGACGTGGGATATCCTGCAAACCTGCGAGCAGGGGCTTGCCATTGGCTTTTTTATCTGCCAGTGGCTCGCAAACTTCTACCTTGAATCGCTCGACCGCTATATCACGACGCTTGACGGTGTGAAGTACACTGTGCGGTACATGGACGATATTGTCCTCTTCGGTCCGAACAAAAAGAAGCTGCACCGTGCGCGAAAAGCGATTGCCGAGTATCTACAAAAGCGGCTGCGGCTGCAGATGAAGGGCAACTGGCAGGTGTTCCCTTTGAAGGCGCGGGCGCTGGATTACGTTGGGTATCGCTTTTACCGCGATCACACAACTATGCGCCGAAAAAATTTCCTATGCTTCACGCGCCAGTGCCGCAAGGTACGCAAGAAAATCGAACGGCATCGGCGGATTGCATGTCGTACAGCCGAAGGGCTTCTGAGCCGGATTGGGCAGCTCAAGCATTGCAATTCCATCGCGGTGCGCAAAAAGTATGTTGACCCCATCGGGGTACGAATCTTGAAGGAGGTTGTGCGAAATGAGAGTAAGAGGCGACAATGCGCCGGCAAATGCGTTCTCGCTGGAGGAGCAGCCTAACAAGCCAGGATACTGCCTCGTGCGGTTCTATGAGAATGTCGAGCCGTTCACCGAAACAGAGGGCGAGCTGACGATCTCAGGTTTTGAGTATGATGAATATCATCTGGAACTTCCGTTCTATGACGGAATCTATGATGATATTCTCGGCAGCTTTGACGGCTATTTCGCGCAGGCGAAGCTGGCAGACGCCGAAAAGGAGACGATTCCGAAGCTAAAGCAGCAGGTAAGCGATCTGCAGAACGTCAACGCGGATCTGTCCGCGCAGATCACGCAGGCGCAGCTCGCGCTCTGCGATGTCTATGAGCTTATGATTGGAGGTTGACGGGTATGGCGAAAATTTATGCCGAGTTGATCCGCAAGGGTCTGAAAACACTCGACGATGTACCGGAACGACTCAGAGATGAGGTCCGCCGTATTCTTGAAGAAAGTGAGGTCGAGGGCGTATGACGCGCCTTCGACTTTTTCTTTTGACCATTTTGCTCGGGAAGGAGGTGCAGACCATGGCAGTCGTTTATGCAACCTTGATTATCAAGGGCAAGAAGACGCTCGATCAGGTACCGGCTCTTATTAAGCCGCAGGTCGAGGAAATCCTGAAGGATCTCGAAGTCGAGGTCTGAGGCACAGCGGGAGGGGCGGCGCAAACCGCCCCTCTTACATTTGGCATGCGATGAGGTGAAAAGGCATGATTACAATCAGCGCGGGCAATTTCCTGATTGCGTTTATCGCCGCAATGGGTATTCCGTCAGCCATCATGGGCTTTATCGTCTGGAAACTGGAACGGCGTATCTCCAAGCAGGAAAAAGCCGCTGAGGACAGAGACACCGCACGGGAAAAGATGCTGCTTCTCGTCATTCAGTCGAGCAGCGCTGCGATTGCCCTGGGCGAAGCCACCGCGAAAGCTGTTCAGCGTATCCCGGATGCACATTGCAACGGAGATATGCACGCGGCTTTAGACTATGCGGCAAAAGTGAAACACGAACAAAAGGACTTTTTATCGGCGCAGGGCATTCATGCCCTTTACGACTAAGGAGGAAAGCATTTTATGGAGTACAACATCACGCCGATCATTGAGGCGGCATTACTGCTGCTTGCAGCGATTTTTACGACCGTCGTTATCCCGTATATCAAGAGCAAGACCACCGCCCAGCAGCAGACCGAGATCAACGCTTGGGTGAAGATCGCCGTATCTGCTGCGGAACAGATCTTCAACGGCTCCGGTCGAGGCGCAGAGAAGAAAGCGTATGTGCTGGAATGGCTCAAGCAGCGCGGCATTACGGTTGACGAAGCCAAACTGGACGCTATGATCGAGTCCGCCGTTTATGAATTGAAAAGCGGCGTTCTGGCTGTTGGTGAGCTTTTGACTGCTGGAGGCGACGCAACATGAGCGTGCGCATCGGGCAGGCGTCGCTCGGCGAAACCGGCGCACATGGGCAGAAGCCCGGCAATCAGACCGGCCGCGAATTAAATTTCGCGTATTGGTACGCTGGAAACTGGCTCGGCGTCCTCCGGTTCAAAGACCGTAGGAAAGCCGAGCTTGCTGCGCAGGCGTGTGAAGCTGGCGTCAACAACAAGAACATCGGCTACGATCAGGACGGTCGCAACACAGCCTACGTCGCTGCGGAATCGGTAGATTTTATTCTCAGCAAGATCGACAAGCCCGTGGAGACAGATTGCAGCGCATTTATGATGCTCTGCGCGATTTCCGCCGGCGTCGATGCGCTGAAAGAAACCTATCGCAAACAGGGCAACTCCTGCACGACCTACTGCATGATGCACGATTGGGTGGGTACAGGAGAATTTGAACTGCTGACAGATCGGAAGTATTTGACGTCTGACGCCTACCTACGCCGGGGCGACATTCTCGTTTCCTCCGGTCACACGGTTATGGCGCTGGAAAACGGAGAAAAGGAGGACGATAGCATGGACAAGGAAACCTTTACCGAGCTGTTCCGCGAAATGCGGAAAGATCTCCAGGACAATGACTGCAGCGATTGGAGCGAAGCTGCTCGCCAGTGGGCGGTCGACAACGGCATCGTGCTGGGTGGCGCACCGCTGCCCGACGGCTCTGCGAACTTCATGTGGCAGGACATGATGACGCGCGAGCAGCTGGTCACGGTTCTGTATCGCTTTGCGCAGAAGATCGGTATGATCTGATGGCACAGAAAAAGCGCAAGAAAAAGAAGCTGGACACAAGCAAACTCGTCTGTTTCCTGCTGATCGGGTCTGGCTTGCTTATCACGCAGGAATGTATTTACCTGATGCGCCTGTGCATCAAGTCCAACTATATGGCATCTGCCGCTTGGCTGACAACCGCGCTTGGCTTGGCGCAGGTTATCATCATCACGGGCGGCAAGTGCTATTTTGAGCTTGTGAAGTCCGACCACAAGCGCGGCGGCATCACGTTTGAAGCCGCCAAAGCAAACGGCTTTCAGGAGCAGGACACATCGGACAACGTGGACAGTGCCTTTATCTGAACACACGAACAAACCCCTCGCATGGCAGAAATGTCATGTGAGGGGTTTTCTTTTTTGCGCGGCTCTGGCGGCTCGCTGCGCCGTTTTTATATTTGCCCATTGATTCTCTCGTCGCTTCGCGCTGCCTAAACTTGCAAGTCCAGCAGCGACGCGACAGAGGGACTTCTCTTGAAATGTTCATTCGGGCGGTACGCTATTCTTCGATTTTCTCCCACCCGGCGTCTTCCAGATCGTCGAAGCCGTTCCAGGCATCCTCCATGACGATCTGCTTTTCATCGTTCACGATGAGGTCTGCGGCATCCTCACCGTAAAGCTCACTTTCAAGCAGGAACAGGTGCGCGGTGAGCGTTTCCGGCTTGCTGCCCGCATCCGGGGTGATCTGAAAGTCACCCTCGTCAATAACGTACCATGTTCCCTCATGTCCATTGATCTCAATGCTGTCACTGTTCCAGCTCAGCATACGCCACAACTCCGGTTCTTTCGTGATTGCCCACACGTTGAGCGAATTCTGTTTATGCGTAAAATCTTCGAGAGCTTCAACCGTTCCGCAGGTGTCGCAGATGTAACAGCCGACACGGCGGCTCAAGGCATTGTGCAGTACGGTCTCTGCGTCCATCGCCATCTTCCCGCAGCGGGGACACGCGAAGTGTCCGCCCTGCTGCTTTTTGGAAAAACGTTCGATCAACGCTTTCGCCGGTTTGTCGATCATCAATCCCATGCTTTAAACCTCCTTACCACTCCTGCCCCTCGAAGTCCTCCAGCGCGTTCAGCGCGGTAATGTGTTTGCGCATAAACTCATCTGCATCTTCGGTCTGCCGCTTAATCAGCTTCTTGTCTGCATCGTTTTCTTCGTATTCGTGCTGAAGCCGTCTGGAGTTATCATAGGCTTCTTTTCGCTTACGCTCGTCCTCAATCAAGAGCGCGTGAATGTATTCTAACGTTTTAATCGTCATGGTTGTATCCTTTCTCCCCGTATGCCCGGTAGGTCAGGCAGCGTCGATTATTTTCTAATCCGTTCGCTGGTGCCATCAGGATGGAAGATGACCTCTATCTCCTTGCCGGTGTCACAGTGGGCAATGACGGAAACAGGGCATCGCATCTGCTGGGCGCGGGCTTTGGCTGCCCCTGTTGCCTGCTCTCGGATTGGGGTGCTACCGATAACC